ATAATATACCTATTGTTACAGCCTCACAATTAAATCGTGGAGCCTTTAATACTTCAAGTCCCGGTATGGAGGGTATATCAGAAAGTATTGGTCTTGCCGCTACTTGCGATGTAATCTGCTCACTCTGGCAAGAAGAAGAAGATAGAGAGCTCGGTATTATTAATCTAGGTATGCAAAAAAATAGGTTTGGAGCTAATTTTGGTAGTTGTGCATTTAGAGTAAAATATGAAACGTTAACTTTGAACGAAGTAAATCCTGATCATTTTAGTAACGAAAATACTCAACAAGCTGTTAATGATGCTCAAAACACATTAGAGAGATTATCTGAAACGCTGGATTAAAACGTTAATATGTAGTAAATAAGTCTACATATATGTTTAATGAAAAAGTACTGGATGATTTCTTATCAAGAAATGACCCTTTAAAGCAAATTTGCACCAAGGAGTATATTTTAGGTATTTTAATGTTTGGGTCATTTTTATCCATAGTACATAATAAGAAGTTAAATCCTTCTGCTATTTTTGTGCTTATACTTGAAAATAAAGAATTAAGAGAGCTCTTCGTACATATCACTCATACTGATACAGCAAAAGAAGCCTTACTTGGCCTCTTGCAACTTTACCCCCCGCTTCTAAAATCAAAGAATACAAAACGACTATTTAAAAAATCAATTACAAGCAAGAAGTGACAGATTTAGAAAAACGCATTTACAATAAACATTTAGCAGTATCACGGTCTTTACGTAATAAGCCTTTTAAGCTTAAAACAGACTTTACTAATTTTGAAGATAATCCAAAATATGTATCGGTAAAACGTCTAAGTGTATTCTTTAGTAAGTATCCTGATATTAATATGGATACGTATTTTATGGCGCCGTACAAACTTTACAATGACGTACAGCATTTTGACCTAAATTACTTTGCATCACCTAGAGCTATTAAAACATATACAATTTATCATCAACAGTTACAACAATTATCACCCGATAAACAGTTATCTGAAGTTAAGGAGTCATTAATTTTTATTTCGCGTTATTGCCTTCAACATAAAATACAATTACATGATTACCCAGACTATAAAATACAAGGTATAGAACCTGAATGGATGTATCATTGTAAACAAAATAAAATTAACCCGTATTCTCTTATGGAATTTACCGGCATTTTCTCTTATATAAATGAGATGCCCTTTGATGAAAGAGATCTTTTACTCGGCAATTTTGGCAGAAATTATCTTGAATATAGAACAAGATATAATAATTCTAAAGAACTTAAGCCGTTTCTAAGTACTGCATTTAATAAATTAAAATTTTTTATAGATAAGAACTTGAATTCCTCAAATGCTTATGTATAATCATAACAACAACCAACCAAACTATAACCAACCAAAAACAACCCTATTATGACATTCACTAAAAATATGTTCGCCGAAATCAAGTCGTCACTCGCTAATAAGAATGATAACTCGTATAAGGATATTCTAAAGTTCGAAGCCGGTAAGACTTATCTTGTCCGTCTTGTACCTAACGTAAATGAGCCTAAGAGCACAATTTACCATTACTACCATCACTCATGGAAGAGCTATTCCAATGGACAGTTTACAACAGCACTTTGTCCCTCTACTTACGGGGAGAGCTGCCCTATTGATTCGTATGTTCTCAAGACATATAATACCGGATCTGATGAAGATAAGCGTAAGCTTCGTGATGTCTCGCGTAAGGAGAACTGGATGGTTAACGCATATGTTATTTCCGACCCTACTAACCCTGAAAACGAGGGTAAGGTTAAGGTTATTCGTTACGGCAAGGAACTTGCTAAGATTATTAATAGTGCTATTGACGGTGATGACTCAGCTGAGTTTGGATCAAAGATTTTTGATGTCGCCGAAGGCTGCACGTTCCGTATTAAGTGTGAATCCCGTTCCACCCAAATCGGTGGTGGTAATCGTATGATGACAACTTATACTTCGTCGAAGTTTATGTCACCATCTAAGATTGATATTGACGACAAGGCTCTTGATACTATTTTTGAGAGCATTCATGAGCTTGACAAGTTTAATAAGCCTAAGACATCAGCTGAGTTACAGCGCATGCTTGATCAGCACTTCTTCTGCACGCATGATGTAGCTTCTACCGAAGAAGAGGTAGACGAAGATACAGTACCTGAGTCTGTTAAGACACCTACTAAAGAAAAGAGTGCACTTGATAGTATCTTTGAAGGTGTTAAGGAAGCAACTTCTACAACAACTTCTCCAAAGCAAGAAGATGATACCGATGCTAAACTTAAAGAGCTTCTTGCTGGACTCTAAGATATATTCAACTATAATCAAATTTATGCCTAGAATCAAAACTAACGCCGATATTCCCGATATTCAGAATACTGTTGACGGGTTCCCTAAGAAGTACATCCCTAAGGTTGGTACACGTGATGCAACGCTTCCTGTTAAGATTATCCGTAAGGATGGATCTGTTAACGAAGGCTCTGGTAAGTTCAGTATGTATACTGATCTCACGTCTGAAAATAAGGGCACGAACATGAGCCGGTATCGTATCCTTATTGAAGAGGTTGTAGCAAAGGATGGTTACTTTGTTCACGAAGTTATTAAGGATCTTCTTCACGAATGTAAAGCTCGCTTGAAGTCAGATAACGCTTATGTAAAGATTAAGTTTGACTATTTTCTTAAGCGTCTAGCCCCTGTATCGAAGGTTGAGTCTCATATGGACTATCGTGCTAATATGGAAGGTAAGCTCATAGATGGTAAGGAGAGACTTTATCTCACTGTACATGTAATGTATGCTTCTCTCTGCCCTTGCTCTAAAGAGATCAGTGATTACGGTGCACATAATCAGCGTTCAGTAGCTGATGTTACTGTTGAGCTTGATGAGTCAAAAGGTATTATGTGGATTGAAGAGATTATTGATATTGTTGAGAGATGCTCTTCAGCCCCGATTATTAATGCACTTAAGCGAGTTGATGAAGCTTATCAGACTGAGCTTATGTATGAGAATCCGGTCTTCGTTGAAGATATGGTCCGTAAGGTAGCTGTTGAGCTTGATAAGGAGCTTGATAACCGTATTAAGGATTATTCAGTAGTAGTTAATCACTATGAGTCCATTCATACTGCCGTTGCTGTAGCTGTTATTAACGCCGGTAGAGAACTAAAGTAATATGTCTACCTTACAGGAACAAATAGCAGCTGCGACTATTGCTAAGATTTTCGGGTCTGAGCTTAAAACGGTTGATGAAAGCACACTTCAGCAATCTAGTGCCGGTCCAGCTACTAAACTTGATCCGGCAAGCTTTCTTACCTCTATACAAGAACAGCGTGTACAGCAGCAACAGAGACAGGTTAATGAAGCTAACCGTCTTGCTGAACAGTTATACCCGTTACCTCCTTCAGATTTTGTATCATCGCCAGTACCTATGATGCAGTCAGCACCGGTTGTGCAGCAGCAAGTTCAGCCGGTAATCGATACAGCAGGGTTTACAAAAGAAGATATACAGTCTATTCGCTCTCAGCTTGAGAAGGTTAATGCTACTCTTACCAAGATGTCAGGAATGTTAGGTAAAGTTTTTGCTACGTTTACAGAAAAAAATAAACTGCAGTAACAGTGTCTAATAAACTGACATTTAATAAAGAAAGCTTCGTACAAAAGTTTTTACAGCCTATCAGCAAACTCGCTGATAATATATCAATTATACCTGGTGATAAAGAACTGTATGCTGTTTGCTCTTCCCAAGATGGCAGTATTGTTTTGTTAGCTAACCTTAAGACCGATATTAATACACAAGGTATTTTAAAGATTAATTTACCAGACATTAAAAAGTTTGTAAGACTATTAGAGTGTATTGATGATTCGAATTTAGAATTAACTTTAGAAGATAATCATATAAAGTATAATACATCTAATTTTAAATTTAATTACTTCTTACTAGAGGATAGTTATATGCAACGCTGTCCTGTTAACCCTGACAAGATTAAACAGCTTAGCTACGATTCAAATTTTGTATTATCTAATAGTAAGTTTAATGAAATATTAAAGGGTAGTTCTATTGCTACTGACACAGATAAACTTTATTTTTATACAAAAAATGATTGTGTATATGCTGAACTAAACGATTTTGAAAGACAGAACGTTAACAATATTACATACCTTGTAACAGAAAAGTTTAGTGGTGAACCTATTAAAAACGCACTACCTCTTAATCTTGAAAATGTAAGAATGCTTGCTGGTCTTCGTGCTGAAAATATAAATGTAAAAATCAACAATAGTCTTAAAGTAACACTTTTTGAAATTGAAGATGAATACGTATCCATAAAATTTATTATTTCTGCTCTTGTAAAATAATAAAAAACAGATAAATCTTTATATGTCAAACAAACTAACAACCCTGGGCTACACTCTTAAAAGACTCCGTGATAGTGGTTATTATGCACACAAAATTTTTACTGAGTATAGTAATGTTGACCCGCGAGCTTGGACTCTCGTTATCGACCCGGGTATTTCTTCAATTTTTTGTACCTGTTATATCAACGATCCGTTTCTTGATGAATCGTATTTTGAATTGTTTGACGGAGGCCAGTTTATACCTGGACGCTTAAAGATTAAAACAAGTTCATATGAAGTTCTTGTTGAGCATTTAGTAAAATACGGTATTAATAATAAAGCTCCTGGATATAATCAAAGAGAGACAGCACATAATTAGTAGTAGCTGAATAAATACTATATATGGCTACTGAAGACGAGACCCCAAAAAAGGGTTCCTCTAAAAGGTTAACCTCTAAAAAGAAAAAAGATGTTCCAGTTGATTTAGGTTCAACTGAATTAGATGAAACGT